CAGCACTCTTGTGCGCAAGATCAACCAGAAGAACATCGACGCGCTGCTATATAACTTCAAGCAGAAAGCGCCGCATCTGCAGTTATCTGATGGTCCGGTACGTATTGTTATAACAAAATGCCGTCGTGCAGGTGTGAGCTCGTATATCGGTGCTCGTTTTTATTTAGAGGCCAACTTCACATCAAACATGTCTGTGTTGGTTATGGCGCATAGAGGCGCAAACGCACGTCGTATCTTCAAGTATACGAAAGATTTTTATGACTACTGGTCGCCGGAATACGATGAGTATCGAAAACAAGCGCAATACAAAAGCAGAAGTGAAGGCTACACGTGGGAGCATAATAGCCGTTACGTTGTTGCAAGTGCTGGTGGTGATAACTCTGCGCGTGGTGATCAATTCGATCTCATGCACCTGTCAGAATCCGCCTTCTTCGAGAGCTATGCAGAGGTAAACAGCGCACTTACTGCAGCTCCGCCATACAGTACGGTGATTGAAGAGAGTACCGGCAATGGACCAAGCGGTGGATTTTACGAGCGATGGACCAAAGCGTTAGATATAGACGACATCATAGCAGCGCATGACCATCAAGAAGCAGACACAATTCAAAACTGGAATGGCTACATACGATTCTTTTACTCGTGGCTAGATGATCCCGCCTACAGAGAAAAGGTGTTCGACTGGGAAAGGAAACACATCGAAGACACGCTAGATGCTGATGAGAAAGCGTTACTGTCTGCGTTCCCAGAAACTACGCTCGAGCAAATCAAGTGGCGAAGAACGAAGATAGAAAACGACTGCCAAGCAAACGAGCAAGGGCTACCGCCGGAGCTGTACTTTGCACAAGAGTTTCCGAGCACAGCAGACGAGAGTTTTCAGGCAACATCGACAAAATGGTTTCCGCAACGCAAGTTGCAAAGAATGCAGTTGCGATCAAAGACCGTCAAACCAGAACTGTGTCTCAAGCTCGACCCCAACGATGACCCAAAGAAAGTCCCGTTCGGTATGCAGAACTTTACTGTGTGGAGCAAACCAAAAAAGGGACACACGTATGTTATTGGTGCCGATGTCAGTCAGGGTCTCAAACGGGGCGACTGGTCTGTTGCCTTAGTGTTCGATCGACACGATGGTACGTTTGTGAGCGAGGCAGCGATGCTGCGAATCAAAACACCAGCACCAGCTTTTGGTGAAATGCTTTGTTTGCTGGCCGAATGGTATAACGACGCATTTATTGTGCCGGAAGCCAACGGTCCTGGCTTGGCTGCGTGTACAAGGGTCGTCGAAAACAGGTATCCGCACATTTATCATCGCCGCACAATGGACATGATCAAGGGCAGAGTCAGTGACCCCAACACTTTTCGCTTCGGATTTTTGGTTACAGCGTCTACAAAAACCAGGGTGTTAGCAGACACACAGGAGGCAATCCGCACAGAATCGTTGAATTTTCTGAGCGAGGAGCTGATAAAGGAGCACCTGTCTTTCGAGTCAAACGACGGAAAGATGCAGGCACCCAAAGGTCAGCACGATGATACCGTGATGGCCACAGCGATGGCTTTTTTTGGGCACACACGTGCTGCGCCACCGGTAGACCGCAAAGCTCAAGCAGCTGCTGCGGCGCAAACATCTAATATTCCTCAACAAAATCATAATATATGGGAAGCTGTATTGGCTAAAATCGCGCATGATACGCGCAACCAGAAGCGCGAAAACAAACGTGAATCAGTAAGGAATATGCGCAAATACAACCGATAATTCCCAGGTTGTATTTTGTATGATAGGTTCGCACTATGACTGGCGCAATGATTCTCGCATCACTTGGATTTCTTGGGATTTTAGGTACAGCAGTAACAGCTCTACACTGGCTACTTAAAGGACACCGTGAAACAGTTGAGCTCTTGATAAAGAACAACCAAGAGATTAGCACGACATTTGAGAAAGTGCAGGGTGATTACCTGGACCATCTAAAAAACGCAGCACCTATTGGTGGTTTGCCGCGTGACTTATGGATGGAACAGCACGAACTAAAGAAGAAGGAACAGTCGTTACGAGAACGGCAGTTGGATATTGAGACACCATTGCGACGAGCTGCACTAGAAGCGAAACTAAAAAAACAGGGTCGAATGAACGGGCAGCACAGGGTAATGGATCCAGAGGCGTAGGATGAGTGAAGGAAAAAAGCTAACGAAAGCCCGTGCGCGGGAAATGCTTTCGGAAGCACAAGGACTTTATGATGACGCAATCACTGCCATTGCGCAGAGAGCACCGTATCTTATTGAAAACATGGCTTTTTACCGTGGTTTACAGTGGGGCACAGCCTCTCCGCTAGGCTGGGTGCAGGATGATTACGACCTGGATGAAGCGCGAGAAGTGCTCAACCATATTCGTCCGACAGTAAGAACAGCGGTATCTGACACGCTGCGGTCGCTGCCTAATCCAGAAGTGGTGCCGAACAACAGCGATCAAAGCTCACTTGCGCGGGCTGAAGTATCTCAAAAGCTTGTACGTAGTTTTTTAAAGAACGGCGTTATGAATTATGAGACTTTATATCGCGGAGAAACTGCAGCGCAAATTCACGGAGCAGCATTTTACAAGGTAATTTGGGATCCAAACAAAGGTGATTACGACGAATTTCCTATTATCGACCCCGAAACAGGGCTTCCTGACACAGATGAATTTGAAATGCCGCGCATGGAACGACGCGCAGAGGGTGAGATATCTGTACAATTTGTAGACATTATCTCAGCACTAGCTGATCCACACGCAAAAGACGAAGAAAGTATTCAGCATGTGTTCCACCGCAAGCTTTTGCCTTTGCGGATTTTGAACGACCAGTTTCCATTTGATCACTACGGCAAGTCAACAGAAGGTCGATGGTCAATTGGTAGACAAGATGAGTCATTGCATGCGACACAAATTGTAGAAAACGATGGGCGCAGTTTTGACATACCGTCAGCTGCAGGCAGGCATACGAATGCAAGCGAGAATCAGTTAGGAGAACTCATTGAGTTTTGGGAAAAACCAAGTAATCGCTATCCTGGTGGGCGTCTTATTATTTTTTCTGCTGATGTTATTGTCGCTATTGGGCCTTTGCCTTACGAGTGGCCCTGGGTACTACGTTTAGGGCAAAACCTATTACCTAATGGCTTATACCCTGACGGTGTTGTCAAAGACATCATTCCTGTACAGCGCAGCATCAACCTGAGCGCAAGCAAGCGCAAGGAATGGGTTGATAAGGTTCTCAGTCCTCCGCTTCTCGTTCCATACGGAAGTGGAATCAATACGGATATGTTTTCCGATATGGCAGGCGAACTTATCGAATACAATCCCGGTGCTCGACCAGAATGGATGCGCGTACCTGATATCCCTGGCAGCATGTTCAATTTCGAAGATTTTGCAGTCAACACACTGCAAACCATCTCTACATATGGAGATGTAAACCGTGGACAGCCACCACAAGGGTACGACTCAGGTCGTGCGCTTTCGTATTTATACGAGTTTAGTAAGGCAATTCATGAGCCGGATGTGCATTTATTCAAGTCAGATATAGCGAAAATACTGCAAAAATGCCTTCGTTTGGCGCGTGATTTCTATGAAGAAGGCAGGATTGTACGCACCTTGGGCGCGAATAAAAGGCTGTTATCTCAAGAGTTTAGACGTAATGACTATGATTTTGATGCCACGGTTACAGTCGAACCGTTTAGCGGTACACCAAACAGTCGCGCATTGCGTTATGCGGAAGCAATGGAACTGTATCAGCTTGGTGCGTTTGACCCTGATAATCCTGCAGCAAAAGCGCTGCGTCAGGTGCTCGAAGTTGATTATGAAGATGCACCAACGCGACATAGGCTAGAGAATCATTACTCTCGAGCTCGCAGTGAGAACCGTAATTTACTGGATAATCCGTTTTTTGTGCCTGAATTGTTAGACGAAGATAATCACGAAGTGCATGCAGAAGTGCATTCAGACTTTGCGGTATCCCCTGAGTTCTTGGCTTTGCCTGAAGCAGCAAAACAGCAGTTTAGGGCGCATATTGCAGAGCATGAAATGAAGCTCGCGCAACAAACAGAAGCGTTCGCAACAGAATCACAGATGCTTATGGGTAACGCGCAGTCCGCAGTCGGTGGTCCTCCACCTGCTAGCGACCCACAAATGCCATCACCTTTTGATGGTGGAGGTGGCGCATATGGTCAAAATCAAGAGTCTGGCAACGTAGAACTGCCTCCACCACAAGATGTTGTAGCCTTCCCGGAATAAGGTCTTGTTTGACAGGTAAAAATAATAAGGTAGTATCAACCCATGACCGATTTGAGAACTGAAATATCAGAAGCAGACCAAGCATTATTTGGGGAACAGGGAACACCCGCACCCGCACCAGAAGTAGACGCGCAGCAATTGATGGCTGACGCAGGCGTGGAAATTCCTTCGGAACCTGATCCTATGCCAGAGCAAGTAGCGTCATTATTCGAGCAAGCAGGTATCGCAATTCCCGGTGTTGAGAATAACGCACCTTCCACAGAACAAGCTGTACAAGCAGAGCAAGCGCAGCAAGTAATTCCGGAGGTTGAGTCTGAGCCCGAATATACGCAGCAGGATATGATGAATGCGTATATGCAGCAGCAGCAACAGCTTTCGCAACAGCTCGCGGAACTGCAGCAACAGCAAATGATGCAGCAACAACAGCAAGCGCAACCACCAGCTCAACCGCAGCTAAACCTGAACGATCCCCAACAATTAGCAAACGCAATGGAAACAGTGGGTCTAGATCCAACCTCTGCAACGGATGTGTATATGTTCCGTTCAGATTTTGAGCGACGTACGCAACAGCAGCAGTACGAAACACGCATCAATGAGCTGCAGCATTATATCAATAATATGCACCAACAAAACGTGTATGCGCAGCATGAAGCCGCAGTTGATGCGCAGGTTGACGCAACATTGAATGTGTTTGGGGAAATACCAGCGCAGGTTGCATCAAATATCAAACATCATGCAGCAACAATGTTATCTGAAGGGCTGGCTCAAGATTACGGTCAAGCAATTCAGCATGCAGTGGCCCCTTATCTGCCGTTGTTGCAAATGGTTCAGCAGGCACCAGCCGCGCCAACCGCGCAGCCTGCACAACAAATCGCACCTCCAACTAAACGAGAAGTTGGTGGTCAAGCAGTGTTAGCTGCAGCTCTTTCTGGAGGGAGCAGTGGTCACGGTCCAACCCTAAACGACCTTGATGTCGATGCGCTTGAAAAGGCGTTGTTTCGTAATAATTAGTACCGAGGAACAAACGAATGGTATCTTACGCAGGAATTAATGAAATAAGCGTCGGCTCGGGTCAGTCCAGATCTGCCTACGCAAATCTTCTCAAATATTACTATGGCCCGAAATGGGACGCATGGATTCACACTGAAGCTCTGATTGCAGACAAAATCGGCAAGAAAAAGGGTGTTATGGGTGGTGTTGCTAAAGTCAATGCTGTCACCACATCTCTTCCGCAATCTGCTGGAATGAGCTCCGGCGAAGGGTACTACCTTCCTGAGCCAACCGCTGGCACACATGTCAACCCACGTATCGTTGCGCGAGATATGTACACGCGCCTTCGATGGACAGGTCAGTCTCAACGTGCTGCTCGAGCAGGTGATAAGGCTGCTTTTTCTCGTCCGAAGCAAAGTGATGTTGAAGACGCAAGAATACAGTCAACGCTAAACTTTGCGCGGAAACTATATCTTGGATACTACGACGTATATGGAACAGTAGCTGCTTACAATGAACCCAGCCTAACGCTTGCTGGTCGCGAAGACAGAACATCTGCTGCAGCGAACTATTACAAGTTTGGTAATCATTATATGCGTGAAAACCAAATGATTGGTTTCGTTGACACAAACGAAGGTATTGCAGGTGCTCCGAGCTACAGCCACAACACAAGCAATAATCTTTTGCAGATTATCGCAACCGGCGGAACGCTTGCTAGCCCTACGATCACATTAAAGACAGACGCTGTAGTTAGTGGCGGTAACGCTCTTAATGTGGTTTGCACGAACGCTACTGCTCCTGCAGCCGGTGATTTGATTATCCCTTACGCGAGTCGAAAAGATGCGATTGCGAGCGATGCTACGAAAGACACAGACTTCTTCACCTTTAATGGTGTCGGTTCTGTTATCCTTCCTTCTTCGCACTACAGTCATCTATATGGTCTTTCAAAGACCACCTATGACAAACTTGGTGGTGTATTCGATGTTGCGAGTGATCCTACCACTCCGCGCGAGTTTGCAGAAGCAAGGCTAACGCTTATGATCCATCGTATTCGTAACGAAGGCTCTGGCGGAACGCCGGATGTTGCAATGTTGCACGATTCAATGATGCGTGAATTCTTGCAGTTGAATGAAAACAATCGTCGTTTCGCGCCAGTACAACAAGGCAAGTACGGTTACGGACAAATTCAGTACATGGCTGGTTCTACTGTTGTACCACTTGTTGAAGATTGGCTCTGTCCTCCAAAGCAAGTTGTTGTTCTTGATACCACTCAATGGGGATGGCATGAAGAATCTTCAATGGCTCCTCTGGATGATCCACAGTTGCGATTCGTTCCAAACTTTGATCAAACAGAGCAGGTATGGCACAAGTCAGGTAATATCGCGTGTAATAAGCCACACAATAACGGTATTATTGATGATCTCGAGGCTAACCTCGATGGAATTCCTGATGACTTTACGCAGTAAATAATATCTTGGGGAGAGGAATGAAAAAGCAACGCGCACAAAAGCGGATTGACGTTGACCTGGAGGGAGCTTGGGATCCCTCGACAGGTATGCAGTGGAGCAAAAAGTACTTCCTCTACCCCGAGGTTTTTCGGATGCGGTTTGACCCGGATTCGATAGCAAAAAGCCCCCCACTTCCGGTGGGTGTAGAGACTGTCTTCAAAGACGTGTTTGGGGAACTCGCAAACAAAAAATTGAAGCTGGCTCTACACCCCTGGTTTAAACGGTGGTGCTTATTTGAGTTTGTTCCTAACCCGAAACAGGGACAAGCAGGCTGGCATTGCGTACAGATTTTTCACGATATTGACAGCCAGAAGGAAGGCTATCTTCCTGCGGATATCGACTTTGAAGATAAACGCGCAGAAGACCTGCGAGGCAGAATTGGCGACTACGTTCCGCCGAATCGCAAGTCATTAGAGTTTGTCAAAGCACACTGCGACACGCATCGTTCGACAGTCAAAGAGATGTTTGATTTTGTGATTTCGCGCAGAGAAGACCAACGCAAAGAACGAGCTTCAGAACACGAAGCAATGTTGCACGACTTTCACTCTTACTACTTCAACCATATACGCGACATGGCAAACATCGAAGAAGGAAGCGCAAGCAAGTCTATGCAGTGCAACCAAACAAGCCACGATGAGCTCGACCGTCGCAAATGGGAGCGAGAGCAAGCATACATTATCGAGTACGAAGGCGTGAAGCATCGCGTTCGTCGCGGCAGCAGACACGAGCAAATGGTCATGGATGATATTGCGCGTAAAAACCAAGAAAAAGAAGCTGCGCAAAAACAACTTATCGAAAACAGCTATGTTGTTGAGAAAGAGCTCGACCGCAGAAATATGCTGAAACAAGCTAAAAATCTAAGATTAGGAATCACGAACACACCTAAAGGCCACAACGGACGGACGATGTAATGTCGGTTTCTCGCAAAACAGCTGAGACACTTACGCAGCTAAGAAGCAGAGTGTTGCGCGAGGTGGGTGACCCTGATGGTGACCGCTGGACTGCAGGCAATACCGACTACACTGATGTAGACGAGGCAATCAACAATCAGCTCGTAGAGATGTCTAATTACATGGTGCAAGACTTTCCTAATGAAGCGCTGATACGCACTAATGTAACTTACACAGAAGGCACTGAACCGGTCACTCTGCCTTCTTCAATCGGCGCTGACGCGATTTACAAGGTGGAAGACATTACGAGTGTCAATCTGCCTATCAACATTGACTATGTGTCTCCGCTAGCCGCTGAAGATTTCAATCCTGGAGAAGTATTCGGCAGTTTCTGCAGATTCCGTTACACGCTTTTTGGTCCCTCTAGTGGTGCTGACGTGGACGGTTATAGACTGCAGCTTTACCCAAAAGCTTCGGGTACGTTGACACTACGCATTAGTCATGTTGCACAACCTTTTGTATTAGATGCAGCAGCACCGTCGGAGCAGGCACCGTTGTCTCCTCGCTACACGGAATTGATAGGCTTGGGAGCTGCGCTGAAACTTCTTCGTAGAGACGGGGAAGCAACAGATATGCAAATGATGGCCTATCAAAATTTATGGACTGGCTTCCTTACGCAAAGTCGTAGGCAGCAAGGACCGAAACGAATTAGACGACGAAGAAGAGGGATGTAATGCCACAAATCTGTATTGACAGTGATAAACCATATTTATTCAGTTACGGGGGCAAGACGTACATTATTCCGCCAAAGCAAGGTGGAAAATGGGAAGTGCGTCACGAAAGCGTGATTGTAAAAGGCAAGAAGCGCAATCATGCAGTTGCTAAAAAGGTTGGCGACTTGCCGCGCAACTACATTGATGTACCGCAAGCTGCATGGGATATGTTGAACACATCTTCTATCGAGCTTACTCGGCACAACGGTAAGATTCGATTGCTGGCTGATGTACGCGAGGCGATGGAAGAAGAGATGGAGTCTTTGCGCAAAGAAAGAGAAAACCTCAAAAAAGCGCAAGAAGAGTTCAACACGCGACTTGCTGTAGCTACGTCAGAAGAAAACACAAAACCAGTACGCAAAAAGTCTACAAGAGGGTAACATGCGAAGCTATGTGTCGGTGCCGATTCCAGCTCTCGCGGGTGGCGTCAATCGGTTTGAGCGGGAAGCTCGGCCCGACCAGGCTGTCGAAGCAGAGAACGTAATCAATGAGAACGGAGAACTGCAAAGGCGCGAGTCGTTTAAGACAATTGCGTGTGGGGCTCCTCATTATGCTACGAAAGGCAGTGTGGTGGTGCTTACGTCTGACGCAGAATCCACTCCTGGTAACTGGGCTAGCTCAAGGCATGGTGACGGCACATTTAGCGGTGCAAACATAAAAAGACTGTACGTTGGTGCGCTAGATAAATTTGATGGTTTCGATTGGGGTCTAGTCACAGCCTCTCCCGCAGGTGACCCGTTGTGCGGTTCTAATGTTTTTTTGAGGGCTTATTACTCAAAAACATCAGGAGACTCTTTTGCGTGGGAATCTGTTTCTCATATAAAAGACACGACACAGGCAGCTGCTGGCAATTATCGAATGTCGTTACTGCAGGAAGGGCAGGTTTCTTTCCACTCTTCTCTTTTGACTGATTGGACACCTATAACGGTAACGGGTGTTTCTGGCTCAGATTTGTCTTTGCCTACCAATAATTATTACTGGGTGCGTGTTGATATAATCAAGGCAAGTACCAATACCGCAACGCGGGTTACTAACGCTAACGGCGATTCGCTTACTCTTGCTGCTCCGGGTGTACGTGTTTTTCAGTTGAATCCTGTCAACGGTTTATTTCCTATCCGTATTGGTGATCGCAATGTCACTGTTGTTTGCAATGACAGACAAAGATCTGGTGGCTCTGACAAACGCAGGCCGCATGAACCTGGAGCTCAGATAGGCACAATAACCAGTGATGCTGAACCTACTGATATGCTGCGTATGGTTGAAGATGAAGGCTGCGGTGTTTATGGGCAAATTACATGGCCCAGTTATACTACCAGCGGGTCTACAGCTGGAAGCTCGAGCGGTAACACTCTTGGCACTGCTAATTTTCTACGTAAAAACATTACAGACTATGAATGGCTGTTTGATTCAGTAGGTACGGTTGAGCCTAGATTTGGTCAGTTTCGCGGTGGTGTTGTTGCGGAAGGACTCCCACCAGAAAACGATATTGCTTACGCTAACAATGTGGTTTCTTTCGCAAAGATACGCTTATCTGTGGGCTACAAAGAACTCGACCATTGTCGTTTACGGATCACAACTCAAGTTTCTAGCGGTAACGCTGTTGGCCATGAGCGTGAAATATTCGATGTTACAGAAACAAGCACCAACATACACGTGCATTTGTATCATGATTTCGACGGAGTAATTGATGCAGGAGATCGGTTTGCTATCATACGTCCGCATGCACGAGCGATTATTAATGATGTTGATTACGAAGTGCATGAGCACAGCACAAGTAACGGTCACGAGCTTAGGCTGGTCAATGGTGGGGCTAATGACGGCAGGTATGCAAGCAACCCTGCAAGTTTAGACAACAGCATAGTGCATTGGGAGCTTTCGCGAGAGTTTCGCTGGGTAATGGACAGCGGTAAAAACTATTCTGGTGTGCAGCATATCGGCAGCAACACACTGATATTTACTAACGGGAAAGGCACAATACTCGAGTATGACGGTAAACGTGTTCGCGAGTTGTATGTCGACACTGAAAGTGAAACAGCCAAGCAGATTGCAGGTGAAATCGCTGACAAGCTTGTCATTGATGAAAACGAATTCCGTTTATTTGCGAGTAATCAGCTGCTTTCAAAGCCTCCGCGGGGGCAATTTATATGTGATTACAAAGGGCACATTATTGTAGCAGATTCGGAAACAAACGAGCTTCGTTACAGTGCGATGATGAATCCGTATATTTGGCCGATAATCAACATTCTTTCAGTAAAAGACTCTGAGAACAATAAGATTACCGGCATGGCTGTCTTGGGTGAGTACCTTTTTGTGTTTACAGCAACGCAGATTTTTCGCCTTGGGCCGTTCGATATCAACGGGCGTATGCCAGCAAAGCCAACCTCTCACGGTGTAGGCTTTGTTAGTCACTGGGCCGTTGAAAAGATACCGCTTAGTGGGCAATCGGTGTTACTCGGCGCAAGTGCAGACGGAGTATACGCATACAACGGTGGAGAACCTGTTGCTGTTTTAGACGACTGGAAAAGACTACTACCCGAAGGCGTAAACAAAAGCCGCTTATCTAATGCTGTGACTGCAGTCGATCAAAGCCGCAATCATTTTTACTTAGCTGTTGCTTCGGCAGGTAGCGACAAAAATGATCGCATACTTGTTTTCGATTACTATCGCAAAGTCTGGTGGGTTTGGACGCATCCACAAGGCATTTCTGCGATGTCTACTGATTTCAACGAAAAGGGCGAAGAGCGTGTATTGTTTGGCACTAACGATGGGCATGTGCAGGTTCTCACACAAGGCCCAGATGACGGTGGAGTAACAATCACAGGCAAGGTCAAAAGCGCCCCGCTGCAGATGTTCGGCGACCGAGAAGGCAGTTTAGTTGCGGCATTGGTTAGCGTAGAAGATTTAGGCGCAGGCAACACGCTTACGGTCAACACGTACCTGGACAAGAAAGCAACACAAGCAAAATCTAAAAGCCTTACGGTTGACGGGCGACAAGCAGTCTTTGGTTCGGCAACGTTTGATACAGATGCTTTTGCTGACGAAAGGTTTATAGAAAAGCGCATCAACCAGCCCTACAAAACCAGAGGTCACAAATTTCAATTGGAAATTAGCGGCACAGATAAATGGAAAGCGCGAGACATGTCTTTGCTGGCTCGAGTGCTGGAACGCAGAGGCAAGTAATGCAGTTACATACCCTCGAAAAAAGAATACGCGCATTAGAAATTAGATCTGCCAAACGACCTATATTGCACGTACACGAAACAGAAACTGTACAGCCTATTGGCACTTCGTCTGATTATGTAACTACGCATGCGAATGACTACGAGGTTTTTGTTGCTCCACTGCGTTTATACGGCAAAATACAGGTTTTTCGTGCGTCTGCCTCGGTGCGAAGTAATGTGCAGGACGGCACAGTGGCTGAGTTTGGTTTAGCTGTCTACAAATACAACAATACTAGCTATGACTCAGAAAACCCAATTGCGACAAATAAGCCTTTTTCGCTGCGTCGAGTAGCTATTTTAGGTGGTCATACCCACGCAGAAACAGGCGATGCAGCTACACAGGTGGCTTCTAGATTCAACGCGGATTTGGTGCGTGAGGTTGTGTTGGACCCCAGAGCAGGCCAATTTTTTGTGGCATTTGCTGCAAACACGTACGCAAAATGGCTGTGTCCAGGCCAAGATTTAGGTGGCACGGCAGAGAGAAAAGGCAGAAAAACCGGGTATATCGGAGAACATGCGCGAGATTTTCCCGAAGAAATTTCCGTAAATGCAGACAGTGCTCCAGTGCCGTGGGTTGCGTTACGCTCAACATTGGGTGTCAGAATCTACGGTGATGTGGCAGAATACGAGTAGGAGAAACTAATGACTAATGTGACGCATACATTCGGCGCTGAAACGATTCAGTTTAGTGAGGTGAATCAAAACTTTACAGACCTGACGAGCGCGATTGACAGTCTTACAACTACAAATTTGCATGATTCTGCAGGTATTGTTTCGACGCAATTGGCGGATCGCTATGCTTTATCTCCGTGGTCAATTCACTGTTTGCCTTTTACTGCTGCAGCAGACCTAGCTACTACAGGCTCTTCTGCTCTTTTTACCTGCGCTTCAACCTCCAAGGACTTAGTAAAAACAACGACGCGAGTGCGGAGCTCAAAGAAAGCAAGCATTGTGTTTATCGAGATACATGTTATCGAGGTAGCTGCTGATTCAGGTCAGTATCCAGAGCTAACCATTAAGCTTGATACAGCGACTATTGGTGGATCTGCTCGAGCGTTAGACTCTACGGGTTTTCATTATATTTATAACAGTGACCCAGTTGCGAATCCGCTAATCAATTTTGACGACAACCAAACACTTACTATATCAATAAGCGGCGCAGGACAGACGCCTAAACTGCGTGGTTTGACTGTAACGTGTTGGATCAAAGAAGAGCTGACGGCGTAGGAGATAGTTATGGTAATGCAGCAAAACAAGATCAAGCGGCGCATGTACACTTCGCCAGAGGCGCTAAATAGTATTACTGCGCGTACACGCCCGAAAAGCATTTACGATGCACCGACGAGACCTAAGCCACCAGCGGTTACTTCGTCAATGAATACAGCGGCGCAGCGTTTTGGTGATGCGGCTAGATCTGGACAAGTGCAGCGTCCAGGGCAAGGTTCAGCGCAGCGTTTGGGTGATGCAGTGCAGGCGGGTCGGGTAAATGTAGGCACTCC